AACCCGGAATGATATTTCGTCCGGCCCTCAATTTACATTTTTCAAACGTTTTTCGTTGGCATTCCTGACCTTCCTCAATCAAAAAGAAATTCGCTTCAATACCGTCGAATCGTGTCAGGTTTTTGTCCATGACATAGTTTTCCGGGAAAAACGTCAATGTTGATCCATTGCGAAATTTGACCAATTGGTCGGTTTGATTATATGATTTGACAAACGATTTCGGACACAACTTGAAAAACGACGGAATCGTTGTTCGCTTTAGTGTTGGCAACGATTCACGAATGACAAACGATTTTGAACCGGGATAAATACGAGCCAACAAAATCAATGTTGCCAATGACACGAATGATTTTCCACCACCGGCCGCACCGCCAAAAAGCAAATATTTATATTTTTCCGAAAACACGGCTTGAATGAATTCGTGTTGTTTCGGATGCGGTTCAAATAAAATTGACATGTTGTTGTTGATTTGGGCCGGGTGTCGGATTCGAACCGAACTTCCAACGCTTTGAAAAACCTTTGGTTTGACAATTGTTCACCCGGCATATTATGGTAAATCGTATTTTCCAAAAAATGGTTTTGACGAAACGGATTTGTCGCCTTTGCATGACCATAATTGACGCGCCCAATAATTGGGTGTTGATTCGTCGTTTGCGCCTTTTATTTTGGCCGAACGTGCGCAATATGAATCACCCGCCGGTGTTCCGGGTTTTATTCGATAACCTTGCGCCCCGAAATTGATTGTTTTTCCATTGATGTTGACCGCGTATTTTTTACCGGCAATTGACGAACGTGTGATTTTAGCCATTTATTTGAATTCGATTGTTTGGTCACCTATTTTGAACACTTGTTTTTCACCGCCGAAATCAATTGTCATGTCTTCGTTCCAATTGGTCGGATCAATATTTTTCAGCGCGAAAATCATTGCGGTTGTTGACGGCGGAATGAATTTGTTTTTCTTTTTGGTCTTTGTCATTACGACTTTGCCTTTGCCATTTTTCATTTCCTCGGTTTCGGTTTCATCGACATTCCAACCGGTCAAAAACCTTTGCAACGCGTTCAACGCCTTTTCGCGCATTCCGTCTTTTGCGATTTTTGTGTTTTTTTCCTTTGCTATTTTATAAATGTCAGAAATCTCTGAAAACTCGTTCACCCAATACATGAATGTCCGGTGTGTGATTCCGTGTTCACCACAACACGATTCAATGGTTGCGTTGTTTGATCCGTAATCGTCGCAAATCTTTTTTGATAATGCGATTTTGTCTTTTATTGTTCGATGCGCCATGTTGAATTTTTTCGGACGATTCGCGTCCCGTTTGGTCAAAATTACGAAAAATCATTGTCATCCAACAAATCATTGATTTTTGACAACATCAACAAAACCCGTTCACGTTCGGATTCGATTTGATTAAAACGCAAATGAAATTCCAATAATGAAACCGATTCATTGTTCGCAAGGTCTTCAATCAGGCCGTCAACCCAATCATTAAATTCCAATAATTCATTCATTGTCATTCCGGTTTTTATATTTTTCATATTCAATCCATAGCACCAAAATAATAAACAAAGTAAAATGAATCGAAATAACCGTCAAAATTGCCTTGTTCATTTTTTTAGTTTTTCAATTAGTTTTTCGCGTTCCTTGCGCATGGTCACCAATTGTTGATCCAACATGAATTTCGTTTGTTCCAAATTTTTTATTTGGTTATCAACCCAATTTATATTTCGCTGAATTTGGTCAACGTCTTTTTTCCCGGAAATCATTTCGAACAATTTAGCCATTTTTGAATGTGATTTTGTCGTCGTCGGTCAACGCGTTAATGAATGAATTCAATTTTTGTTTTCGTTTGACAATATAAGACAAATAATCAAACGCGTCGGTGATTCCGGTGACCTTGGAAACCCAAAACAACAATTTAATTGAATACACAAATATGAATGTCGCGATTGATAACGCAAACATGATTGGCAAAACGATTGTCATTGCGATTCCGCCCCTAATGGTCAATTTTTTCATTTTCGATTTTTTGTTTTATTGATTTGTTGATTTCGTAGAATTGCTGAATCAAATCTTTAATGACTAAAACGGCGTTAAAATTCCCGTCCGCGTACATTTCCGACTTTTTAACCAACATGATATTTCGGAATTCTTTGAATCGTTTTATTTCGTCTTTTGTTAAATTCATATTTCAGGCAAATTGGACATGATTTGTCAATTCGAATGTCGTAAAAATATCGACATGTTTCGCAACGCATCCAAATTTCATGATTGTTCATTTCCTGAATATTTTTTGAAACCATGATTTGCGCTTTTTAATAACCGGCAACGCGTATGTTGTCAACTTTAGGCAATCACAAATGAACGGGTAATGCCGTGAACATTCCATTGACAATTGAAAATTGACCGTTTCGCCGGGTGTGAATTCTTTGTTTTTGAAAAACGGATGCAATGGAAATTCGTTTTCGAAATTCATTTCATTGATTTCAACCACTACGAATTGACCGGAATTTGTTTGTTCGATCCAACCTTTGTTCATGATTCTTTCAATTCAATCCAATCAATCAATTTTCGTTTGCTTTCGTTTTTGTAACAATTAGCGACAAAATCGTTCAATTCAGATTCGGTAAATTCCTTTTGTTCATTAAAATACATTTGTTCGTAATCGATATAAGATTCGCCCCGTCTTTGAACAAATTTGGCTTCGTAACCGCGAAACCTGAAAATGTATGTTTTTTTAAATTCAGTCATTTTGATTGATTTTTTCAATTTGTTGATCCAATAATTTTTCGAAATCGTCGGTTGTTGTCTTAAAATAATCATGAACGCAAATCCTGAAACATTCGTTCCTAATTTCAAAACTGAAAACCGATTCAAATCCTTCAACCTCGATTTGATTGCGCTTTTGACGGTATTTTCCAAAATTGTCGATTCCGGATTTTTTCAGCCATTCGGCCCGGTAAACCTCAACCGCTTTTTTATAAATGTCTTTTTTGTCTTCAGGTGCAATTTTTAAAACATGCAAATCGTCGTTCAAAAATTGATAAATGAATTGAATTGGTGTGATTCCAAACGTCAAATTCCCGGTTTTTTTAAAATACTGATACGGCTTTCGAATGCATTCGTTGATGTAATCAATCCGAATTTGTTTGCGGTCTTTCATGGACATTTCAATTTGAACGGGTTGTTCGCGATTTGGCAAAACCTCAATTCGTCTTTTTTTGTAGTTATTAATCACCTGACTGAAATAAATCGCATTAAAATTTTGATAATGTTCGACCAATTCCAATTCCCCGGAAACCATGAATTGAAACGCGACAACGATTTCGTCCGGTGTTATGGTCGGAAATTTTCGTTTGATAAAATCAATCAAAATCATTTTTTGTTCGGTGTTCGGCAAATTTTCGCTTTTTAAACCGATTAGCCCAAAAACATATTTCAGCGCGTTGGTGATTTGTGGTTCCGGATCGTTTAAATCCCGGATTTTTGTTTGCGCAATTGCACGTTGAATTTGGCCGATAACGGAATCACCATTTGCGAATTGCGTCGGTCCAATCGACTTTTGTTGGTTTGTTGTTGTTGGTTTTGTCATTTTTTGCCCTTTTTAGCCAATTTAAGCACGTTTTGAACGGCGATTGATATGATGTGTTAAGTTTTTTATAATTATCCATTGAAATCAAAATTTCGGTGATTTCCTGAAATTCGAACGCGTCCATTAATTTATTGGCTTCGATTTCTGACATCGGTTGATTCATTTTTTGAATGTTCGGACAATTTTCAAAAATAAAAATCAATAATGGATTCAATGAATTTTTATAAATATCTTTTTCATTATTACATTCTTTTAATTCTTTTAATTCTTTTTTAGTGTTCATCCGTTGTTCATCCGTTGTTCGTTTGTTGTTCATCCGTTGTTCATTTTGTTGTTCACGCGATTGATATTTTGAATAATTAACGATTGATATTAAACGACTTGTGTTCGTTTTTCGTTGTTCAATTTGTTGTTCATTTTCGAACAACTTCAACAACCTTTCAATCTTTGATTCCTGAATGCCGGTTTCATTCGCGATTTTTTTTCGGCCCGTTACAAATTGACCGGGTTGCAAATCAATGATTTGACCGTTCCAAAAATATTCCGATTTCGTGTGATTTGACTTCAGCAAAATGTAAATCCATAAATGAACCGCGTCGGAATCCATGAACCAACCTTTGTCCAAAATTGAGCGGTGAACTTTTATCCAACCTTGTTCCATGTCAAAACAAATCCGACACCCCTTTGTCGCTTCCCATGCGCCAAATTAACGCAAACGATTTCAGGGTGTCGGATTTTAAAGATGCTAATTTCATAAATTTGGAATTTGGGAATTGTAAAAATAGGAATCAAATTTTGATTTTCAAAACTTTGAACAATGATTTTACGCGGTCGTCAATTTTAACTTTTTGACCGTTTTTAATTGCGCTTATGTAGGCCGCCGAAAATTCCGGGTGCAATTCGACAAATCGTTTGATTGTTTTAAACTTCAACAAAATTTCGATTCGAACCATTTCGCGGTGTGTTTCAGTCAATTCGCCGTTTAATACAATGTTTCGTGTCGTTTGGATCAACGATTCAACGGTGTCCAAATGTTCATTCATTTTTGCGCCTGAATAACGTTCGTTGATTAGATTGCTAATCATTTGATAAGACACCCCGGACAATTGACTGAATCGTTTCACATTGCCGAATTTGGCGCAAATGGTCAATTTCAATTTGATTGGATTAAATTTCCTCATAATTCGTGACCGCTTTTTGGATTTTATACCCGTGTGACTTCAATAATTCGATTGACCTTTCAATTTCGTTTGATACCGGCGTCAATTCAATTTCCGTTTGAACAAATTTGTTCTTTTTGAAATATGATTTTCGCGATAATCTTTTGACCTCTTTTGTTTTTGCTAAAAATCGACATCGAAAATTTTTCAATGTTGATTCGCCACCGGCGATTTTTTCCAATCCGTTTTTTGAGCAAATACGGGCGAAATCGTACCCGGTGAACGTTGTTCCATTCGGAATTTCATTCAATGACTGATTCAAAATTTGTTGAATCGCTTTTTGTTTAATTGTTGTCGTCATGACTTTCGTTGTTGATTTTAGGTGTTTGAATTCTGTTTCTTTTTTCTTTTTTGTAGGTAAAAAAACCAATGATTGCGTCAATTGCTTCGCCTATTTCAGCCGGTGACAATTGTTCGTCGGTTTGGCCACGTCGCCATTTTTGAAATTTACGCAATGTTTCAATTGCTTTGTTCGTCGTCATTTTTTATTTGATTAAATGTTTCATTATAGTATTGTTGGCCACCATTTCCAATTTCATTATTCCAATCTGATTGATTTCCTTCATTAAAAGCATCAACTATCTGCTGTTTCTCTATTGCAAGTGCTTTATGAAATAAATCCATTTTTTTAATTCCTAACTCCGCCTCTTTTATTTTACCAGCAAGATATAATAATGTTAACTTTGTGTCCTGTTCTGCGAACCATTCAACTGCTGTCTGCTTACTCATTGTTACCCCCTTCATTTTCAAATAAATTTTGTGAATAAAAATGTGAATTAATTGTGTCGAATTCGGCCGCGCGTTTTGCAATGTTCATTTGCCATTCAGATTCGGAATTCAATGAATGATATTTTTTCACCACAACGTTAAATTCCGCCCACGACGACGCCAAATGTAATTCAACCAACGCGTTTTCGATTATCTTTTGAACTTCTTTTTTTCGCTTTGACAACGCGTCAATGAATTGTTTTTCCTTTTGGAAATCCGGGTTGTCATTGTAAATGGATTTTAATTCGGTCGGTGATCCGGCCTTTGAAATGGATTCAAAAATCGTTTCAGGAATCACAATCGGTTCCGGTTCAATAATCGGATTAATAAATGACGGACGTTTTTGTTCCATGATATTTGATTCCGGTTGATTGATTTCAACGTGTTGAATGTCGATTGAATCGTTTCCAATTTCTTCAGCCGTGTACGGCATCCCGCCCAATTCATCCGAAAAACATAAACGGAAACCTTGTGACATTGCCACCTTTTTAATCATTGTAATCGGTTTTTCCTTCCAAAAACGATTCAAGACACCGGCATTTGTCTTTTGCGCGTACTCTTCAAACCATACTTCATGAATGAATGGATGTTCCCAATCTTTGCGGTTAATTGTGATGACCGCTTTGATTTTTGATTCAGCCACGTTTTGACGGTTGATGTCGCCGAATGTTGTCACCGACCAACCGGACAATTTCCCGGTTCGTTCCGCGCGTTTGATGTACGTTTCAAAACCGACAATGATTGAAAATTTGTCGCCGAATTTCGACGCGTAAATTTCACGTTTAAATGGATTAAGGCCAAACGCCTGACTAATTTCGACAAATTGTTGAACTTCGGATTTTGTCAATTTTCCGGTCAAATTCATTGTTTCCAAATACGTTCCGATTTTTTCCAAATCGTTGGAAACGTGTTGCAATTCTTTTTTCATAATGTTGTTGTTTTTGTTGTTATTTATTTCGCAAATATAAATTAAATTTTATTTTGACAAAGTAATTTCAACGGATGTTTTTGAACTTTTTATTGGTTGCCAAAATTCAATGATTTCACCGGTTGATTCGTCAACGGTTGTCATTTTGGTTTGAACTGATTTCAATGTCAATTCCAACGACTTCAAATCATTCGTCAATTCGTCAATGGCTTGTTTTTTAGCAACCCACAACGCGGTGTTTGAATAGTCATATTTGACGCCGGTTTCTTTTATTTTAAACGTCACGCCGTTTGTTTTGACACCGACTTTTGATTCGTTGCCGTACTTATGCAATTCGTCAACCAATTGTTCACGGACCGATGTCATGACATGATCCAACGTTTGAATCATGAATTCAATTTTTGAGGCGGTTTCAAACAAATTTGTTTGTCCTGATTCAATATCCGAAATCATTTGTTCGGCTAATGTTTTGACATTTGCTTTTGTCAAATCGTTTGTTGAATTAAACAATTCAACGATTGTGGTTTTTTGTTTCATTTTTTATAGATTTTAGGTAAATAATTTAATATGTGAACAATTACGTCAACCGTCCAACCATTCCCCAACATTCTATATCGTTGCGTATCGGAAACATGGTTTGTGTAATTGTCCGGGACGGTCTGAAGACGTTCGCATTCAACCGGTGTCAATCGACGAATTTGTTTGTTTTTTTTCTCAACAAAATTTGAAAACGACGTGTGATCCAAGCAATATGTTTTTCCGTCGGTTCGTGACAATGGCCCCGTCCCACCGGCATTTTTGTTTTTTAAAACTGAAGGTCGATTTTCGGAACGTCGTTGTCCTGAATGACAAATGATAAAATTGTCATCCATTTGTGAACCTTCTTGTGGTGTTACGGTTGAACTTTTTTTGTTTCCTTCCGTTGGTTTAAACTTGAATCCATTTCCACGTTCAATATTTTTTTTTGAATTTTGCTCAAACCAATTCAATAATTTATCACTCAAATAATATTTTTCCGAAACCGGTTCACAAATAAATTGATTATCGCGCCCCAATTTATGATAATTTGCCTTTAAACACATTGATTTACCATTGTTATCAATTACCATTTCCGCATTTTTTGTTTTGCTAATGGTTTTAATAATTTTATCACTCAAATAATATTTTTCAGAAATATTTTTACAAAAAATAAAATTTGAATCCATATCATAAATAGTTTTTAAAACTTTTGCCTTTCGATTTCCCTCCGTTGGTTCAAAACGATAGCCATTTCTACGTTCAATATTTTTTTGATTATTGTTTTTATAAAAATCAATTGCTTTATCACTCAAATAATATTTGGCGTTTGGGTTATCCTGCAAAATATCCTTCAATAAAATTCCTTTGTCTTTAGGTTGCATAATAATGGATTCAAGGTCACCAAATAACCCGGCCGGTTCCAAACCAATGTTTGTCCAATAAAGACGACGACGATTTTGAGCCGATACCAACGCGGAATTGATTTCGATTGGGTGAACACCAATTGCACCGGACAAAACACGTTCCCAATTTTCAGTCATCATTACATTTTCCAATAAGAAAAAAACATTTGGGTTTTTTGTCCTGATTTCATTTAATAGGCGCATATATTCCCAAAACAAAAATGATTGACCTTCAAATTCAAAACCTTCATTTTTAAATTCCAAATATTGATCCAACGTCAAAATTTGTTGTTCGTCTTTTGTTGACATTCCCTTTCGTTTCCCGGCAAAGGAAAACGATTGACAAGGCGAACCACCAATCAACAAATCAATTTTTGGCAAATCGTAACCATTGACATCAACCACCGAACCCAATTGAACGGTTTCAGGATAATTAGCCATTGTGACTTTGATTGCGTGTTTGTCGATTTCACTTGCAAAATATTTGTCAATTTTAAATCCGGCACGGTTCAACGCTTGTTGACCGCATGACATGCCGTCGAATAAACTTAAAACATTCATGATTCGTTGTCGATTAGTTTTTTAACTTTTGAAATGATAATGTTCGATAAAACTTTGCCCGGTTCCATGAATTCGGGTTGAATAGTCACCAAAAAGACAAACAACCAATTCGCGTTCATGGCGTAAAAATCTGATTTGTCAATTGTCAATTTGGATCGTCGATTGACGTTGTTAATGACAAACGCGATTTCATGCGGAACAAATTCGTGTTTGATTTCGGAAATTTTTTTTCGTGTATTGTCTCGGAATATGTGACCGCCTTCGTTTTTTAACATAAATTTGTGATGTCTATTTGTGATGTGTTGTGTTGTTATTTCGTTGTTAATTGACCGGGCCTTTCGTTGTTGTTGGCCCGGTTTTTTTATGGTCGCTTATAATTAAAAACGTAATTTGAAAGAATGAAAACAATCAGGATTGAAACAATGATTCCATAAATAATCCACCATTGTTCAATGTAGCAAATAATTAAACCGGATAAGGCAAAATATCCAACAATGGTTGACAAAATTGATTCAATCAACTTTGATTTCCGATTGTTTCTTTGCATCCATACATGAAGACAACGACCGCATTTGATGTAATTGTCTGAATCTGTCGTTTTGTAGGTTTTCACAATATGCATTGAATTTTCTCCGCAATTGGGACATTTGAATTGTTGGTTCATTTGCTTTCGTTTAAATGGTTAATAATGTCGTTCATTTCAATCAATATGTCGCGAAATATTTCCGACTCAACACCCGGACGCAAACGTTCCAAAATTACGGGTTGCCACATTTTGATTGTTTCAATTAAAATTAACATTTTTCGCGCATTTTGCAATAATTCAGGATTGTAAATGTCAATTGAATTTGCAACGTTCAAATCAATTGGTGTCATTAATGGATCAACCGGTTCAACATTTTCCAACCATGATTCAAAATGAATCCATTTATCATTGTCGCCAATTCGGTCGTCGCCGATTTCAAATAAGACGTTGCCACACGCGTCGCAAATCATTCCGTCTTCGTTTTCGAAATAATCGTCGTTGTAAAAATCGCACCAATTGTTTTTGATTGCTTCAATCGCGTCGGATTTTGATCCGGTGATTGTTTCAATGATTTTTGTTTTGCCACGTTGGCGTGTGTGATTCGCGAACGTCAAAATGATGTTGTGTTTCTGAATAGTGTTTGACATGTTGTTGTTGTTTAAAAATTATTTATTCAATATTGTAATTTGTTGAAAATTATCTAAATCGTTTAATTTATGCCAACATAAATCAATTCTAAATGAATCAATTTTTAAATCGCGCAATAATTTTTTTAAATTTTTTAATTCAATTGAATAACTTTTTTCAATCAAATAAATGTCAGATTCGTCGTCAATAGAAACCAAAAATTGGAAATTGACATTGTTTGGATTTGATAAAATTGATTTAATTGTTGTCATGTTGTTGTTGTTTTTTGAATTATTGATTTGCAAATATATGTTAAAAGTAATTTAAAAAACAAATATTTTTTAAATTAATTTCAACAAATGTTTGTTAATAACCTAAAACAACCGAAAAAATGACTTTTAAATTGCGGTCAAAGTATATGAACCAACGACACCGTAATTTTGAGCGCATGTCGCGTTCCGTGCTTCAACATACAATGTTTGGTCAAATGTTTCATTGATTCCGCCAAAATCAAATTGAATGAAATCACCGGGTTGCAATGTCACATTGTACCAAACTGAAGGCGACATGAACACCGTTGATGTTGGTGTTGTCAAAACAACATTGACCGCACCAATAATTGAAAAATTCACGTTCACCCACCTAAATGACATTTGAAACGGACAATTCCAACCGTTTGCAACTATTAAAAAAATTTGACCGGTGTTCAATGGTCCATTTCCGTTTGACCAATCACCGACAAAATAATTTGTTCGCAAACTACAATTGCAACCCGGCGTCGGACCTGATCCGGATTCGTCTTCAAATTTAGGGCGACAATTGCAATCACAACCGCACGGTTGTTTTGACAAATCGTTTTTGACCTTTTGACCAACTCGATTCAGATAATTTTTGTCGACTATTCCCACAATAATTTTATAAATATGGTTAAACTCATGTGACTGATAATGATTGCCGGGATTAACATCCAAAATGACACGCCAAACGTTTGATTTGCGAACGCGAAAATGAAAAACGTTATCCATGTATTGTGACATTGAACACAACCGCCCAATGGCTTCCAAAGAAACCCAAACGGATTTTTCGGATTGTCACGAAAATATTTTTCAATGAAATCCATATAAAACCCGAACACGTTTCCGGGACGATAACAGAATTCCAAAAAAAACGATGTCATTGAACTGAATAAACCAATGGCAAACGCTTTTAAAATTAACTGATTTAAATATCCGTCGTCGGACAATTCAGAAATCAAAAATCCAATTGCGAACGAAACAATCGCAATCAACGTCGGTGTTGTGGTGTCTTTTGGGTTCATTTTACAAACATGTTTGAACGATTCCGTTTAATTCAAAACAACACGCGCCGTCGGGCGTTGTCGCGTAATATGAACCGGGTGTTTGCAATGAAACCGGCAATTCAATTTTGACCATGGTTGTTGAGTCCTCATTGAAAACCATTGTCAATTGAATTTGTTCGTTCGGATCAAACGAAATTGTTTGTTCCAAATAGGTTCCATTTGTCCAAATGTGAAACGTAAAATTTTCAGGGTTTGACGACCAATTCGCAAAACCGAAATCAATTGTTTGATTTGGTGCAAAGCAACCAATATTTTTAATGCAACCGCAATTCATAATTTTATCAATTTATATTTCAAAGATAATTTAATTCGAACACAACGTCAAAATCAATCGCGACAAAATTCAATGACTTATCAAATTGTTTCGGTTTGGGGCTTTCCTCACTTAATACCGCTATCGCGTCAATGGTTGATTTGACCGGTTTGATTTGGATCAATCGAAATTCGTCAAAATCCTGAAATTTGGCGGTCATGAATGCCGTTCGAATAGCATGTTCCAAATTATATGAACACCAATTCCGTTGAACGGCCACCAATCGCAATTCATAACGTGAATTAATTCGGTTAATGGTTTGACAACTAAATTGACGTGAATTCGCGCTCTCCTCATAAAAAATTTGACCGTTGTCGCGGTGACGGATATAAAAATAATTTGATTCGTTGTCGCTTATTCCTGAATAAACAAATTCATTTTTTGTCGATTCACTTTGAATCATGATCCGGCCTTCTGAATCAATTCGCGCCAAATAAACGGCCTTTTGAAAACCCGGTACCATTTGCAAAACGTAGTTTGACAAATTCGACAAAATGGTGTCGATTGGTGAACAACAATCGGATGTTATTTGTTTCATAGTTTATTTATTATCGTGTCAATTTTTTCGTCAATCAAATCGGCAATGTAATTTTGAACACCGGTCCGTTCCTTTTTAGACGGCGTGAAAATTTCCATTTTGTTTTGACCTTTCTTTTTTCCTTGGATTAATTCCTGACCTTGCGATTTTTCAAAATCTTTGTCGTTGATAATGACAAAGTAAATTGAATTTTTGTCCTTAACAACTTGCATTGAATTGCGCAAATCACCGGTGAATTCCAAATCGACAAACCCGGTTTGATTCCCGCGTTCGGATCGTTTCTTTGTCCAATATTTTGACGT